CGTCGTTCTGAAATCTTTGCCGATTACATTCCCACATCCGAGAATGCGAGAATCGCGCGGCTGGAGCTGTTTACGTTGGCGAGGACGGAGAAGCACACCGAGGCCGAAGGTGACGACGACGCTTTTCCTCTTGAGTTGAGGAAGGATCAGCAGGGCAAGCTGGTTGTTGGTGAAGATGGGAAGGAGAGCCACAAAGGTGGGCGAATCAAATATCTGATTAGCTACTATCGGCACAATGACCTTGAAGGCACAAAATGGTATAAGCTTGGTATCTACTGGGCTACCGTTTTGCATTGCTGGATGTCGCTGTTGCCCGAGAGGGTCAGATGGTTTGGTGAGTGGTTGTTGGACGAGCTGGATGTCTACAATTTCCGAGCGGAGACTGCTCTGCTTCGGACGTTGAAGGATTTGTCCTCAAAGGTCAAGTTCTACGTTGATCCGGAAAGTGGTGTCTCGATGCTCTTCAGGGAGCTTGGAGTCACGTTCTGGACATGTTTTGTGAATCTGGAAGTGCTGGCTGATTTTCGAAGGGTGACTCCTGAGAATGTCGATGGTGTTCTAGAGGATGCGGAAACATGGTTGGGTGGTGGGGAGAAGAAGTTCCTCTCTCCGGACGAACAGTCTGGTGAATGGACTGAAGAAGCATTTTATGCTCAGCTGGAAGAGGCTATCAAAAAGATGCTTTTCGACGCACCACGAAAGGATGCTGTGAAGGATTTGTCACTCGAGGAATTCGCAGCTGACGCTAGTTACACTGCTGGCGCTGGTTCTACCACGATACCGAGCACAGTGCAGTTCACGGCGGATGGGAAGACGAATCGCTTTGTCAAAAGCAAGGCGACTTCCACTGCGCAACTGACATCTCAAGAGAAGATGGCTATTTTGCGTGGTGAAGAAGGAATGTCACAGGAGTCGCAATTGATTGCGAAGCAGGAAAGGGGTAAGGTTCGAGGTGTAGCGATGTCTACCTATGAATCTTTCACCAGACAGAAGTACTTCTTGAACGTAATAGTCAGTTCACTCTGGGGTTACGACATCTCGCCGCTTTGGGCAGGGACTAGAAAGAACAACGAAATGTGGAGAGAATTGGTGCGCAACCTTGAACGTGGGTACGTTGCTGCACCGATGGATCAATCTGGCTTTGATCACAACGTCACTTTTGGCACGCTTCGTGCCATGTTTGGAGCTTTGTTATGGTATGCTGATATTTTGCCACTACCTGACAAGCGGAAGGAAGAGTTGAAGGAGGTGATTGAGCTTGAGTTGCAGTCGATCACGGAGGAAGAACATCACATCAGCTTCGACAAAACGCCCTACATGAGCGAGGGTGAACAGGCGAAGAAGCGGAGTACGAAGATACGAAAATATGTTGTGAGGATCCTAGTATTATCGGGAATGCTGAGTGGTTGGGCCATGACAGCAGACGCGGACACCTGGATCAACGTGGGATATGCTCACATTGCTCTTGTAGTAATGAAGAGGTACGGCGTGCACACAAGATGGATATCGATCTATGCTCAAGGCGACGATGACGCCTTTTCTTGGGCATCGTACTGTTGTGCGATTATGTGTTACATAGCGTACGAACTGATGGGGTTAGAGGTCAATCCGTACAAGGGTTGGATCAGTAGGTGCAGAGATGAGTTCTTACGTCAGGTAATCTTGCCTTACGTCTTGAACTCTGGTGGGATGCCCGGCACACAGGGCTATCTCGCCAGGGCGATTGGATCAATCATGATCAGGAATCCCATCTCATCAGGCACTTCTAATCAAGATGATGATTTTCAGAAGATCAGTTTTGATCGAGTGGGAGGTGTGAGAAGCCTGGTTCCACAAGGGCTCGTGCGGGCACGCGAGCTTTTGGATTCTTGGAATAAGGTACTGAGCAGAGGCGGTGACCCCGATGCTGTGTTTCAGAACGCAGTGTTGGACATTTCCTATGCCAACAAATTGAAACCCGAAGATGTAATCAACTGGATGGGCACTCCAGCTTGCTTCGGTGGTGCCGGCTACGGAGCCGGCGCCCCAACGTTAATTACAAGTATTTCTGAGCAGCATACAACCAATGTTGCTATCACTCCCGGTGAGGTGAGTGAGAAGTTCAAGTTAGAATCTGATCTTCCAGGATACGACGGAATCGCTGGAGCCCTGAAGGTGTTGGGGTTAGATTTCGAAAGCACCGTCCTCGATCGGTTAGTTGCTGAGCAATTTGACACCGGAGGACGAGCTGATACGGAAACGGTACCCGGAGAGGTCCAGTATGGCGTGGGGGTGGAGCACGTGAACAAATGTTTCGTCGATGACAGAGAAGACCACAAGGTGTGTGGTTTGTACATTGATTATACTGGCCCCGGGAAATGGTCTAGATTCGCTAGGGCGAACGAAGACCTGCCGAAGGGTATAGCTCAATGGGGGCTTGAAGTGGCGATAAGCGAGAGAAGAAATGGCGTGAAGGGTAAAGATGGACTGAAACCAACCGAAAGGTGGATCGAAGATGTATGGCTCGATCCAGGTATGAAACATCTTTCACAACTTTTACGCCAAGATCGTACACCTGGGAAGGTGTGGGTGGACTGGATTATGGGCTCAGGCCCTTGGAATGCTCCGATGGTACAGGGGTGGTCCGGGGCCGTAATTTCAGAACACTACACACGAATGGCTGACCAGGCGTGGGATGTGGTAGTTAAGTCCAGACAAGTGGGGCGAAAGTCCGTGTTGTCGGCTGCCTATGCGGCGGAAACCGCAACAATTTCTTGCATACGCAAATTCGAGTTTTACAGGATCGGAGAATAGGGTTGTAGCTAAGTTAAGGCTTCTCTAATTGTCCATGTAGTAGTTCCCGACGTGTCATCATTTTGGTTTGTTCCATCAAGGTGAACCCCGCAGGTGGTTATTTAGCCTGTCGGGCGAACCGTGATGATTCGTCGCTCCGAGGTGGGAGTAAAAAGAGTAGGGAGGGGGAGGACATCGGTTATGTTCTCCCGCTTCTTGCTTGAAAAGTAGTCATGCTTTAGGCTACGTAAAAACAGAATGGGATGGAGTGCCGGCAACGTTGATCGGTTGTCGAAGATATCGGTGAAGGATGAGTTCATTGGTGTCGAAGTAAGAGAAACATCCTTCCCATACCCACTGAGTCCAACAGTAGAATGGACGGTGGGGGCCGGTTTACGTGTGGTGTGCATTGTTCACATGATCGCACGTTTTAACACAGCAATGTGTAAGAGTTAGGGTATAAACCGGATAGTAAAAGCAACTTCAGAGGTTGGAGGGTTGGTCAAGCAACGCTTTCAGATCAGAAGCTCGATTCTAGAGAAATATTCGAGACACAATTTCAGTTACGTGGAGATTCGTCGGTGGGGTGGACGTAAGTTACTTTGGCCTAGGGATTGGTAACCCCGGCAATGTCAGAGTCGAAGCCCTGCTCGATACCCTGTTCTACCGCCGTGCATAACACGGTGGCTCCCTTCCTCACCAGTCGGAAGCCAACAGGGAACTCCTTTCATTCGATAACCATCCATTCCT